CAATGTCGAAGACATACGATCACCCCTCCAACAATCGGCTATTGGTTGACAGTTCAAATAAAAAACGGGATGCCGGCACTTCGCCCACATCCCTTTTTTTTAAAACTATTTTAAAACCTTTTAAAAACCGTTCAAAAACCAACTATAACTATGCAAATAAAAACACAAATTCCGCCCATTTTTCACCAATCACCACCATTTTCATTATTTGCATAACTACTACCCCCTAAAAACAACAAAGCCCCATAAACAGGGGCTTCACCGCATTTTTTCGCGCCAAATTTTTTTGTTTCTTTCTATGCAAATATTGTCACTACCCCACAGTTAAAGTCGCTGACCAATGCTTGTTGGGCGGTATCACCAGGTAACCAAGCAAGCGTTAATGTAGTTTCACCGGCTGATTTTGCGCCTTGACTTGTTGATTTCCATTCGGCATTTGCATCGTCCAAATAGTTATCTTCGTAGCTATCCGCAGTAACTTCACCGGGGGAGAGTTCTTTAATTTTTGCAATGCGATCCCAGTTTTCAGGTTTTTTAATTTCGGCCGCAGTGATCGTATCGTTTCGGATTACGGTAGCCTCTTTGTCGTCTTTAAGACGATAAAACATTGTGCCGGCACCTTTCATTGGGATTGTGTCTTTTTTAGCCATTATCTACCTCGTATGTAATAGCGTATTGCAAGTCAGCGGCTATCCAAGTCGCCATTTGGTCGTCTTGTTCGTAGTCAAATGCCGTAAATGCAATATTTTCTGTTAGTGTTGTCAAAGAGGATTCAACAATGCCTGATTCGTAGATTTCTTGGGTTAATTTATCCAAGTCATCTTCACGGGCGGCGGATTTCATAAAACAGGCAACATGGAGTGTTGCTTGCATTGTTCCGTCCAGATAGCCGGTAGGAGATACGCCACTGATAAATACCGCAACAGTTGGGCTTTGGGTCTCAATATCAGTAAATGACGGCTTGCCGTTGCTAAACTCTTTAACTTTTGGGAGGTGCGGTCGTAATGCGTCAATGACCGCTTTTCTTATTTTTGAGTGGATTTTCATTTTTTAACCACTATTTGGATCTGTCGGATTAGCTGAGTGCGTAATTCCTGCGGCATATCCTTTTCGTAGGCCCTTTTTACCTCGGCGTTAAACGATTCGGTAAGTGTGGTTTTGAGTGGGATTTTGACTACATCAATAGGATAGCGATCTTTACCTTGTCGTTGTAACACTTGCACTCGTCCGTTTTTAAGTTTTTGGATAAATGCCCGAGGATAAAGACGATTCCCGATCTTTAACTGCCCCTTATTTTCGCCACGGCGCACAAACCGCCCACCGCCTGTTACTAAACGGATAACAGGGAGATTCCCACGATTCACGCGGATAAAGGCACTAAGTCGTCTTGGCTTAGCTCTCTCAAGTTTAGCGCGACCTTTAATAAGTCGCTTTGGTACATCAACCTTTTTTGAGGTATCAATCACAGATCTAACCATCACTTTAGCAGCAATGTTATTAATCGTGCGTGCCATGGCTTGAGGTACTGCTTTTTTATCAATGTCTGATAAGGCTTTCTTGGCTTTTTCAATGTCGTCATTAATTGCCATCAGTAACTCGCATCCTCCTCTAACTGGAGCATGATAGTGCCACTGTTAAACGTAAACCCAGTAACAACATAATCCACGCCGTTAATGGTTGTTTTATCACCTTTTCTCGGCTTATAACCGGAGGATTTAAACAGTGTTAACGTGCGGTAAATGCCATTCATCGGCTCCATTTCTTTCGGTGTCTCATCAAGCACCGCTTTGTATTCTTTGCCGTTGATGACACAGGCGGACATCATCACATCTGATATGACGTTGTCCGCCTGTGCGAGTGCGTCATCAAATGGACTAAGCGTTGATCTTGACATCTACGGTATCCACAGATGCACCACTTGCGCGCCATGCAACGCCTAAGCGTTTGTTGCTACCAGCAGTAATCGTTGCACCTTCGGTTGCTGACCAGTAAACAATCGCACCTTGTTTAATATCATCGGCCGCTTTTGCTTTAACCACAAATACACCAGTAGTTAAACCAACACCAGTGCCACCTTGAGCAACATCAGATACTGCGATTGCAGCAAGATTTTCTAAAATCACCACATCACCACTTTTTAGATTAGCAGCAGCGGTAAAGCGCACAGTGTTTCCGTCTTGTACGTAATTTTTAGACATATTTTATTAATCCTTTGATTCGTTTAATAAAAAACCGCACCTTATTTAAAAGTGCGGTCGTTATTTAAGGTGTTTTAAGTTACTTGTTTGTAACTTTTACAATGCCACGATAGTCAATTACATTAACACCTGCATCAATACGCACCTTGGTAGATACACCGTCAACGGTAAAGCCGTTTTGTTGCTCCATGTATGGAGTGTCGATACCATCAAGATAGGAGACCTCAATAGCCTCTTTGTTGATTAAGTACCAAGATTTTTCGTCAGCTGCCTGTAAGCGAGCGGATTTAACTGGAGTCACAATGTCGCGTAATGGATTGATGATACCAGAGTTAGCATCGGCACCCTCAACACTTGCGGACTTAATTAATTGTAAACCGCGAGTGTACATTGATGTAGGCAACAGCATAAATTCTGGCTCAATCGCTAACGGCTCACCGCGCGCATTAACAAAGCCATTCATCATTTGGATACCTTTGTCAATGTTGGCAAGGTCTAATACCGCATTAGTGATTGTATTTTTGTGAGATGCATCAAATAATGCTTTACCGTCTTGTGCTTTAGCGTTACCAGTTAATAGCGCAAACACTAACTTAGCGATTGTTGCACGTGCTGCTTGTCCCATTTTTTCAGGGATTTTTGTCAACAGGTGCATATCATCATTGAGGATTGCTTGACGGGTAATGCTAAATAATTGCCCGTAAGTTGCTAATGCAACGCTAGCACCCTCATCACCGATTGTGCCGTAGGTGTATTCCTCGCCCTCACCGACTTGTGGTAAGTAACCAAAATCACCCAATCCAACGCGTTTGGCCGCGCGGAAGTCGGTTAATGTGCCGCGTGAGGTAAACTGATCAAAGTTTTCCGCGGCTGTTTCCCAACCCTTGAGCAAGGATTTGTGCGCCACATCAA